ATGCGCATTACGCCTCCCTGTGCCCGCCATATCAGGTGACTCACCTCTCTCTTTAGCCAATTCATGCGTAGACTCCACTGCATCTTCTTTGATCTTCTTAAACATCTGATAGTTTTCGCTAGCCGCTTGCCAAGAATCCCATGCGATACCTTTGTTTTGTAGGTACCCGTGAAAGCCCATTGCACCTAATCCAATAGAGCGTTCCATGTAAGCGCTATATTTAGCTTTTTCTATCTCTTCTGGAGCATGGCGGATAAAGAATTTAAGGACGTTGTCCAAGAGTCGTACCAAGTCTTGAACCATTCTGCTGGTTCTCCATTCGTCCCACTTTTCAAGGTTGACTGAGGAGAGACAGCAAACTGCTGTGCGTTCTGTAGATGTTGCGAGATGTATTTCATTGCAGAGATTAGAGCCTCTAATTGATAATCCAAGTGCTCTTTGAGAATCCGGTAACCCTCTGTTTGCTGTGTCGATAAAGTTGATATATGGGGAGCCTGTTCTGAAACGAGCTTCAAGTATTCTTTGCCACAACTCTCTAGCTTGGATTGTACTTCTGATAGCTCCTGAATCAGGGCATCTAAGTTCCCATTGTTCTCCATTTTGTACTGCCTCCATAAAAGCATCTGTAATATTAACTGCGTTAAATAAATTCAAACACTTTCTATTAACGTCCCCGCCTGTGGGAACTTTAAAGTTTATAAACTCAATGATCTCCGGGTGAGATACATCGAGGTATGCGGCATAAGATCCCTTGCGAGTCTTACCTTGCTTATAGGCTGTCATCTGTGAGTCAACGACTTTCATAAAAGGAATGACTCCCGGAGCCTTGTCACTTACAGGACGTACATCCGACCAGTGACCTCCGACTCCACCTCCTTTGACAGATAGCCACGCTACCTCAGAGTTGTGCTCAATAAGAGAATCCAAAGTATCATCAACATATGTGAGAAAGCAACTAATAGGAAGCCCTTTCGGGCGACTGTCGGCATTTGGTGCATTAGACAAAACTGGACTAGCAAACATAAACCAACGGTTGCTAGCGTAATCATAAATGCGTTGAGCAAAATCATAATCACCCTCACAGTAAGCCACAGCCGCACGTGCAAATGCTTGCTGTGGAGATGTTTCATTATCTAACATGTAATAATCTTTTAGCAATGAGATAGCTTGCTCTGATAACTCAGCGTCTCTTTCCAGATCTACCTGTATTCCCAGATAATTTATTTGTCCCATTAATCAAGTCCTTCAATAGAAATTTCACATTTCTTGAGTTCTGCACCCGGAATGTCATACATACACGAATTGAGGATGTCTGAGACAATTTCTGTAAGGCCATCTGCATTCCTATGTTCAGGCGAAACTTCAGTTATATCTATTTCAAACTGCAAGTCAACCTTTATTTCAACACTCATTACCAGTTAGTTCCCTCTGTATCCTTCATAAGTTCTATCATTTTTTCAAGATACCACTGTGCTTTCCTTGCGTTCTCAATAGGATCTCCCTTATTCCAAAGACGGTGCAACATGTATTTTAAAACATTACCCCGGCAATAAGAAATAGCGTCATACTTACCCAACACATCAACAATAATATCATACGTTTCAAATTGTCCGGTATTATAGTGCTTAGGCTTAGTCACCATATCAAAGATTTCATCTTCAACTGTGTCTTCTATTATCGCGTTTAAATCCGATGTAAGTTCAGATCGAATTTTTTCTAGCCCCATTATGCACTCCCGTGTGTCTTTGTGCCAAACTCCAAAGTAATAACTTTGCCATCTGCACTGCGAGTAAAACTGGGAACCTCTTCTTTACCTAATATTTCATCTATGTTATCTGCAAACATAGAAGCAAAGGTTGTTTGAATATGTTCAGAAAAATCTTGATCTGTTTCTATTAAATGGATGCAAGTCATTAACATGCCACAAACAGTGCGCATATTAAATTTCTGTTCGTCCGTAAGATTATGATTAATCTCTTCCTCTATATGAACACCCATAGTGTCTTCAAAACGACCCTCTTCATCAAAGTCGGGTGTAATCACTACAGCAAAAGAAGTTTGTGCATTTTCTTTCATGTATTACCTACTAATTTTTTTAAAGGGAAAAGCAACCAAGGCAGACGGTATCTGTTTTTTTGGTTTCTCGTTAATCCATTCTTGAGGCACATCAGCATCTGCGTATAAAAAACCATGCTTCTCGCACCAATCCGCATATGTACTCTTAGCCCCCTTACGTAACTTAGCCCTGCTATTGTTAAATACAAAACGAATATCTAGCTTAGGATGTTGTTTTTTTATTGCTAAATGTTTCATTCGATCTGCCGGTGTAAATCTTCCTTTGGTCTCGATTATTATACCATTAGGCAATAAAAAATCGGGAGTGTACTTACGATAACGTAAATCTTCCCACTCTATCTTTATGCATTCGTATAAAGCACTACACTTTCTAGACTTTAGAGACTTGAGAACTACATGCTCTAACCCGGAACGATACCCATGACGTATAGCATTCCTTCTGATCTTACTCTGTTTGATACTCATCCGAAATTTCTACGTAAGGAATTACAGGCGGCTCCTTTGCTTGCGACACCAACGAGGGGATTTCTTGTAGCGTAGGCCAGCACTTATGCCTAAACTTACACCAACTACACTCTTCAGAAAGAATCATATTTCCAGTTTCTTTTCTTCGGAATGTTTCCTTTACGGGAACGAAGCATCGCTCAAAGTTATTTTTTTCAAGCTTGTTAATTGTATCTTCTATTTTATCTAGTTCATTTGGAACAATCATGTCCCATGCAGACACGTACTTAAACTCGCCGTTGGCTTTATTGATAACCCACCAACCACCTGCCTCAACAGACAGCGCCGCGGCATATCCCGCAAGCTGACCTATGTACCCAAAGGCATCATGCTCTTTGAGGGTAGCGTAATCTTTAAACTTATTTTTGTAAGACCACGGTGAGGCAGACTTAATATCGTCTACTTTATTATCTAATACCAGATCGTGTGTGCCATCTACTTTATACTTACCTACTTTTAATGTGCTCTTGTGCCCGTCACTAAACTTAACACCGGCTTCTGTCAGGATGCCTTTAAATACAGCCTCGACAATATCCCCAAGCATCATATTCATTAAGAAATTTGCAGGTAGTTCAATGCCAGACTCAGGTTCGTTTTTTTCATACCATAGTTGACAAGAGGGACGACCGACATTCGACATCCGTAATGAAAATGTGCGCTTGCTAGAATTAAACTGTTTCTTAACAGCTTCCTCGACGTCCCTAACAATCCGGGCGATTGTGGTATCCGACATACCACTCTCACCCTTGCGAACATCCTCTAGATACTTATGAATTTGTATCTCAGCAGGATGTGAGACATTCATTAATCATCTCCATCCGCGTCGATATCAATAAAGTCTTCAACCAAAGATTCATCTTCGGCCTCTATTTTTTCTGTGCGTTTTTCGTTCCAAGCAGAAACAATATACTCATTGTAATTGTTAATCCACTCGATAAAATCGCTAAATTTAGTCTGATCTGCATCAGTCAAATCAATAGAGGTAGTCAAATCGACGTTAGGAACAGGCAGATAAAATTTAGCTCCAGTAGGGATGGACCGTTCCTCCGAACCACAGGTAACCCAGTGTTGCACAGGTAGCCTGCGTTGCTTCGCCATTTGAGTGAATGGCTCACCCATAGTTTTAAAAGCATCTCTATTATCTATCTCCCAGATAAAAGGTTGGACCTCCATGTCCGTTTTTTCGTTGCCTTCTCCATCCACTGGATTGACAAGCTCCGCCTCTCCCAAAATTACGCGGACACGTTTGATCTGCTTGATCAGTGACTTAGTATCTTCAGGAAGAGCCTGAAAGTCTTTGATGTACCCGGCAGGTTTGCCGCAATTTAGCAATCCTGTATTATCTTTTAGATCCCCTTTTAGATCTTCCGCCATCAATGTTTTGATGTACATGTTGTTGTTAGAATCATAACGCTTATACATAAAACGCTGTACAAACACACGAAGCTTAACGCTCTCTGCGTATATGTGTGTATCATCGGGCAACTGAAGACGGTACATACCTGCGGGTATTACCTCCATGTTTTTCATCTTACCCTTAACTTCTACTTGTCCCATGACGGGCTGATTCCAAATGCGTAAACGAGGTAAAGTCGAGGACTTGCTTCTGCTGTCTGCGTCCATATCCGACGACATGCCCATAGCCTTAGCCATTTCTGCAAAGTTCCCTGTATTCAGGGTTGCAA